GGGACTGGGGTTGCCGAGGACATTGGCACTAAGACTGAGATTACCGATGTCATAGACACTGAACCGGGACCTGTTACTGTCGTTGATGTTAGTACTTGTCCCACACCAGACATGCCAATTCTTATGGCGGACAGATCTACAAAACAAGCTGGCGATATTCAAGTAGGGGATAGCGTTTATACCGCGCACGAAAAAACTATGTCATGGGGTGTGCATGAGGTTACTCGCGCTGAAACGGTGAAATCCTCTGTTGTAAAAATATTTTTTACAAACAATGAAATAACGTGTTCTCCCAATCACAAGCTATACAAAGGCGATATTCAAGATTGGATTGAGGTTAAAGACCTAGAGCATGGTGATCGTGTTGTCACACCGGAGGGAACAACAGAGTTTCTTAGCCGTGTCCCCCAAAAAAACGGTGAAGTGGTTATACTCACAATTAAAGATGCTCACACGTATATTTGTGGAGGCATACTTTCGCACAACAAATCTCTGGAGCAGGAATGTCCAACGGGATATACAAAGGTTGGTGGAACGTGCGTAAAAGATGTAGTAGTTGACCCTCCCATAGTAGTTGACCCTCCCATAGTAGTTGACCCTCCCATAGTAGTTGACCCTCCGGAAAACAATGACATTGAAAAAATAGAATCGGGTCTAGCTTCATTGTTTTCGGGCACACCGTTTACCGCAGCGTTTACGCAGCCTGCTGCGGCACCGTATTACAATCCGATTGCGGCACCCATGTCTTACAATCCGTTTGTTGCAGGAACGGGAACGTCCACGACTCCTGTTCAGTTTGCTGCGGCACCCAGTTACAGTCCCTCTGGTAGAAACTATGGGTATGGGTATGGAGGAAACACGGGCGGATATGTTCCTCTGGCATCTGAAGAAATTATGAAATCGTAATGAACCTACAAGCGTTACCCGAAGAAGCGTTAAAGGAGATCCTTGCGCTTACTGAGGCCAAGAAGCGTCTTGACTTGCAGGACAAGGCGCAGAATTTGTTCATGCCTTTTGCGCATCATGTGTATGAGAACTTCATTGAGGGCAGGCATCACCGTGTGATTGCGGAGAAGCTGGAGCGTGTGGCTCGTGGTGAGTTGAAGCGGTTAATTATTAACATGCCGCCGCGTCATTCCAAGTCTGAGTTTGCCAGTTTTTTGATGCCAGCATGGTTTTTGGGCCGTAATCCTAAACTAAAGATTATTCAGGCTACCCATAATACCGAGTTGGCAGTACGATTTGGTAGAAAGGTGCGAGATTTAATTGATGATCCTGCGTATAAAGAGATATTTCCTGACACTCACTTGAAGGAAGACAATAAGGGCGCGGGTAAGTGGCAGACCAGTTCTGGTGGTGAGTACTTTGCTGCGGGTGTTGGTGCTGCGGTAACTGGTCGTGGTGCGGATTTATTTGTTATTGATGACCCTCACTCGGAGCAGGATGCTTTGAGTGAGAGTGCGTTTGACAATGCGTATGAGTGGTACACATCTGGTCCTCGTCAGCGTCTTCAACCGGGTGGTTCGATTATAATTGTTATGACTCGGTGGGGTAAGAAGGACCTTACGGGCCGATTATTAGCGGCACAGGGTAACGATGTGATGTCTGATCAGTGGGAGGTGGTGGAATTTCCTGCTATTATGCCTTCAGACGATCCGTTATGGCCTGAGTTTTGGGAAAAAGACGCATTATTGTCGATTAAGGCGTCATTACCTGTGGCAAAATGGAATGCGCAGTGGCAGCAGACGCCAACTGCGTCCGAATCGGCTATAATTAAGCGAGAATGGTGGAATGACTGGGATGTTGAGACGATTCCGCCGATAGATTACATTGTTCAGGCGTATGATACGGCGTTTTCCAAGAAAGAGAGTGCGGATTACAGTGCGATTACGACTTGGGGCATATTTAAACCCGAAGAGGGTGGCCCTGACCATATAATCTTGTTGGATGCGCAGCGTGGGCGGTGGAATTTCCCTGAATTGAAGGAAGTTGCCTATGACGAACACGAATACTGGGAACCAGACATGGTATTGGTCGAAGCGAAAGCGACAGGTACACCGCTCATTGACGAGTTGCGGCTTCGTGGTATTCCAGCCTTGGGCTTTGCTCCGGGCAAAGGATCTGATAAGGTATCGAGGATGCACATGGTTGCCCCCTTGTTTGAGGCGGGGATTGTTTGGGCACCGAAGGACAAAAAGTTTGCAGATGAGGTAATTGAAGAGGTTGTTTCATTTCCTTATGGCGATAATGACGATTATTGTGATAGCATGACGTTAGCTTTGATGCGTTTTCGCCGTGGCGGGTTTATTTCGCTAGAGAATGAAGACTACGGGGATGATTATCCTCAACGTAAACGGGAGTACTACTGATGGCTATTGCCCCACGTATGAATACAGAACCAAGTGATCTTCCCATGGTTGAGGTCCCTGTTCAGGAGATGCCTGACTTTTCTGGTGGTGCGGAGGTTCTTCCTGATGGTCAGGGGGGAGCAATGATACAGGCGTTGATAGCGGAGGCCGAGGCTGGCCCGGAAGAGGTGATTGAGCACAACGCTAATTTAACGGAGTATTTAGAGGATGGTTACTTAGGCGAGATATCGTCTGAGTTAAGAGCTTCGTATGAGGATGATTTAGAGTCTCGTTCTGAGTGGGAAGAAGCGTACACCAATGGTTTAGATCAGTTGGGTATTAAGCACGAGGAGCGTACACAACCGTTTCAGGGTGCTTCCGGGGTTACACATCCGTTGATATCGGAGAGTGTCACGCAGTTTCAGGCACAGGCGTACAAAGAATTGTTACCTGCGGGTGGGCCAGTGCAGACTCAGGTGCTGGGTTTGCAGGATGCGCAGCGTGAGGAGCAGGCGGCTCGTGTTAAGGACTTCATGAATTATCAAGTCATGGAGGTTATGGAAGAGTTTGATCCTGACATGGATCAGTTGTTGTTTTATTTACCCTTGTCTGGATCTACGTTTAAGAAAGTGTATTACGACGAGGGCAAGCAGAGGGCTGTTTCCAAGTTTATTCCTGCACAGGATCTTGTGGTCTCATACATGGCTTCTGATTTACAGACGGCTCCTCGTGTTACTCACGTTTTACGGATGGACGCTAACGATGTTCGCAAGCTACAGGTTTCGGGTTTCTATCGTGACGTAGAGTTATCTAAGTATGATCAGTCTGAAGATGAGGTTCGTCAAAAGGTAAACGAAATTCAGGGTACGTCTAAGACGTACATGGATGAAGTTTTTACGATACTAGAGATGCACGTTGATTTAGACCTTGAGGGATTTGAGGACATGTCTCCGGAGGGAGAGCCTACGGGTATTGCGTTGCCATATATTGTATCCTTGGACGAGGGTTCGGGTGATATTTTGTCTATTCGTCGTAACTTTGAGGAGGGTACGGGCCTAGCCAAGAAGACGCAGTATTTTGTTCACTATCGTTTTATGCCGGGTTTAGGGTTTTATGGCTTTGGCATAATACATATGATTGGCGGTCTTGGTCGTGCGGCGACGAGCATCTTACGGCAATTAATCGACGCTGGAACTCTGGCAAACCTCCCTGCTGGGTTCAAGGCACGAGGTGTAAGGGTTCGTAATGATGACGAACCCTTACAGCCCGGCGAATGGCGGGATATTGACGCTCCGGGGGGCAACATCCGTGATGCAATTATACCCCTGCCGTATAAGGAGCCATCCGCTACATTAGGCCAGTTGTTAGGTGCCTTGGTAGATGGCGGCAGACGATTTATCTCCCTTGCTGACCAACAGACCGGGGATAGCAACAATGCTGCTCCGGTGGGCACCACAGTGGCTCTTTTGGAGCGTGGCATGAAGGTGATGTCGGCTATACACAAGCGGCTGCACTATGCACAGAAGACAGAGTTTCGTATTCTGGCTAGGATCTTTAGGGACAACTTACCGCAAGAATATCCGTATGATGTGTCTGGTGCGGAGCGCACTATTATGGCGCAGGACTTTGACGGGCGTGTAGATGTTGTCCCTGTTAGTGATCCGAATATATTCTCTATGTCTCAGCGAGTAACGCTGGCGCAATCTCAGTTGCAGTTGGCGCAAGCCAGCCCTCAGATGCACAACTTACATGCTGCGTATCGTCGTATGTATTTGGCTCTTGAGGTGCAGAACATAGACGAGATACTACCGCCTCCTCCCGAACCGAAGCCTATGGACCCGTTGATTGAAAACGCTAGGGCGTTGACGGGCGAGTTGTTGAGGGCTTTTCCCGAACAAGATCATGATGCTCACATTGAGATACATTTGATGTTTATGGGTACGCCTTTGGTGCAGACCTCACCACAGGTTATGGGTACGTTTTATGGTCACTTGCAGGAGCACGTTTCCATGAAAGCGTTGAATATGGTTATTCAACAGATCCAAAACTTAATAACTCAGGTAGAGCTAAAAGTTGAGAAGGGGGAGCTTGATCCTAGACAGGCTCAAGCACAGATTCAAGAAGTGCAAACGCAGATGCAAAATCCCGAAGAGCTAAACAAAATGGTTGTTTTGCAAGAGAAAGATTTGTTGGCGGAGCTAATGCCTCGTATGCTGCCTGCGCCCAATGATCCCATGGCTGATCCTCTTGTGCAGATTAGGATGCAGGAACTTGATATTAAGCAGAAGGATTTGCAGCGCAAAGCATTGGATGACGCTGCGCAACTTAGTCTTGAGGGTCAACGCATGGAGCAACGTGCTGTTACTGACTCCGCTCGTATTGAGAGTCAAGAAGAGATCGCGGATGATCGAAATACGGTAAACCGTGAGCGGATTGACGTTCAACGCGAAGCGATGCAACGAAGAAACTAACATCTCATGATTGAGGTTGTCACTGCGATAACTATGGCCTCAAATGCGTTTTCCGCACTCAAGAAGGGAATGCAGGTCGGCAAGGATTTGCAGGACATGGGTACGCAGCTTTCCCAGTGGGCAGGCGCGATGTCTGATTTAGACTTCTTGGAGAACAAGAACAAGAACCCCAGTGTGTTTCAGATATTAGGGGGTGGGGTCGAGAGTCAGGCGATGGAAATTTTCGCTGCGAGGAAACGTGCTTCCGCAATGAGAAGCGAACTGAAAGATTATATCAGTGTTGTATACGGGCCGTCACACTGGGATGAACTCCTGTCAATCGAAGCAGAAATCAGGGTTCAAAAACGGGAAAACGAGTACAAGAGACTTGAGATGGTACAGAGCATCAAAGAGTGGGCGGCTGGAATAACCTTGTTTTTTGTGCTAGTAGGTGCTTTGTTTGGGTTAGTTTGGCTAATGATGATGTAAAGGTGAGGCATGGCAGCAACTTCTTTAGATGACTGGAAAGTTCTCCCGCGACTGATGATGTTGGCGGTGACGATACTTACATATCAAGCGGTGCATTGGTTTATGGCACTTCCTGACCCGTCCGTTGCGCAAAGTGGTCTTGTAAGCGTTTGTATGGGTGCTTTTACAGGGTGCTTTGGTATATGGATGGGTAAAGAGTCTACTAGCAGTCCTGCTCCTAAACCGAAAGTGTTAGACAAATGAGATGGAGACTATATTGGCGTTCGTTCTCATCGTTACGATGGATGAGAGGGTTTATGACATGGGTAACGGGTTGGCTGTTTTTCGTGACATCTACCGTTGTGAGCAGTTTGCAACGGCTATTGAGAAAACTGCGAATAGCACTTTCGTGGGTAACAGGGTTTTTTACGAGAACAAAGAAAACCTCACCCAAGCCAAGTGCCTCCCCCAATTCGTCCCACAAAAAACAAAGTTCTGGGACTAAAAGGAAAATAAAATGATTACATTATTAGGAAGTTTGTTAGGGTTCGGTACTTCTTTTTTACCTGAAGTATTAAACTTTTTCAAAGCGGGTCAGGACCACAAGCACAAGTTGGAGTCTATGCAGCTTGAGATGGAGTTGATGACCAAGCGCAGTGAGTTGCAGCTTAACATTATGGATAAGCAGGCGGAGATTAAAGAGACAGAGGGGCTGTATAAACATGATAGCATGGACGCAGGAGGTTTTATCAACGCACTACGAGGTAGTGTCCGTCCTGTCATCACTTATGTTTTTTTTGGCCTTTTCATTGCCATCAAGATAACGGCGATAGTTGCGTTGATGAACTCAGGTAACGACTTGGGCAGATCGTTGTCTTTAATTTGGGACGATCAAACCGCGGGATTGTTTGCGGCTATTATGAGTTTCTGGTTTGGTGGTAGAGCAATTTCTAAATACATGAAGGTGAAGACATGAAGGTAAAAACGGACCCTAAGACACCCCGGTTAGGCGCGGGGAAATTTTTTCAACTTCCATACCAAAGAAAAATATCCACAGGTCTAGGTCAAAAAAAATCAATGCCTGTTGGCCCTCCGATTAAGGCTCGGTCTATGCCTATCACAAAGTATGAAGGCCAAAGAAAAACATTGCGTAATTTTAAAGGAACTTTTTAACGTGGCGTATAAACTTGGGAATAAAAGTAAAGAGAAACTTGAGGGCGTGGACGAGCGTATGCAGGCTGTTGTTCGTGCGGCTATTGGACAGACTTCTCAGGATTTCAGTGTGATTTGTGGACTTCGGACTCGCAAAGAGCAAGAAGCCTTAGTCGCTAAAGGGGCTTCAAAAACAATGAACTCCAAGCATCTTGACGGGAATGCCGTCGATCTCATGGCGTGGATTGATGGCGGGAGATGGGAGTTGAATCTTTACGATGAAATAGCGGATGCTATGAAAGCTGCTGCGATTGAGTGTGGTGTAGCCGTTAAGTGGGGGGCCGCTTGGTCTGTGGGGGATATCCGTAATTGGGAAGGAACCATGGAAGAGGCTATGAATGCGTACATAGATTTAAGACGATCTCAGGGGCGCAGACCATTTATCGATGGACCTCACTTTGAGTTAATGGAAGGTTAATAATGGACGTTGTCGAATGGGCAAAGTACCTGTATAAGCGAATTGAAGAGCGTCAAAAGGATCTAGGAGATGCTCTTTCTCACGGTTCTGTAAAGGACTGGGAGCAGTACAAGATGACGGTGGGAGAGATACGAGGACTCTCTTTTGCCCGTGAAGAAATCAAGTCCTTGCTGGAGAAAAACGTAGACGATGTCGAAGACTTTATATCTTCCTGACCACGTTGCGCAGAAAATGAATAAAGACAAGGAGTCGGCAACCGCCGAGTCTACGCCTTTAGATACTGCGTATGTAGATGCCCAAGCACGGGTGTTAGAACCTTCTCTTCTGGAAAAATCGCTACTCGAACGTCTCCCGCAACCGACAGGTTGGCGGGTTTTAGTTATGCCATATCAGGGCAAAGCTGTGACTAAGAGTGGGTTGCATATTCCGGATGAGATTAGGGAACGCGAGTCAGTGGCTACAGTGGTAGCGTATGTGATGAGGCTAGGACCCTTGGCGTATAAGGACCCGGACAAGTTCGGGCCTGATGCAAAGCCTTGGTGTGAGGAGGGGCAATGGGTATGCATTGGTCGGTATTCCGGTTCTAGGTTTAGGATTGATGGCGGGGAGGTCCGCATCATCAATGATGATGAAGTGATAGCTACAATATTGGAGCCTGATGATGTCCAGCATGTCTGAGGAAAAGGTAGAACTAGAGGTAGAAACAGAAGAGATAGAGGTAATCGTTGAAGAGCCTGAGTCTTCTGAGGAATCTGTAAAAGTTGAAACAGAAGAGGCGGAAGAGCCTGCTGCTGATGAAGAGCTAGAGTCTTACAGTAAGAACGTACAGTCACGTATAAAAAAGTTGACGGAAAAATACCGACAAGAAGAGCGTGATCGTGAAGAAGCGGTAAGATTGTCACAACAACTTTTGGAAGAAAACAAAAACCTAAAGACTCGTATGCAGAATTTAGACACTGGTTTTCTGAATGAACGTGATAG